ATATAAGCATGAGAATTAACATAGGCATCTACCGCAGATTTGTCGTATGTGACTTCATTTTCGTCTGCATCGAAAGCTACATCGCCCCGAATGGTTACTACGGATGGGTTTAATTTGCGTATGGCTTCGTGGTTCATGCGGCAATCTCCATAAGTGTAATTGTTCCCATTGCGTTATTTACAAACATATTGGCAGTCGATGTTCCTGCTTGAGACTTAAAAAATATTTCATAAGTTGTTGAAGAAGTTGTTGCTGGTGAATCTAAATATGCAATTGAACAAGAAGACCCTCCCATATTCCCATTAAATTCAAAAAAAGCATTCCCAATAAATTCTGAAATTTGGGTAGCTCCCCTCTTCAGTGCCAGCCAAATTCCAGAATCCCCATTTTTGCTACAGTGAGCATGAAACATAATCAGAATTTTGCTTGACGATAAAGTGGGTGTTATTGCTGCCGACAAGTTTGAAGTTACATAAGACGTAGATGTTGTACTTGTGCCAGTAGAACGGGTAGCACTCACCACCTGTAACACAGTCCCTGCTGGCATAGATGCCTTGGCAATACCTCTTGATGAGGTTGTCAATGTGCCAGCCATCGTCACCGCTTGGCTTGTGCTAATAGAGATCGCCGTTGTCCCGTTGGTCTGGAGTGCCAAGACGCCTGTGGAATCTGCGGACGATTTCAAGCCAGCGGAGCCGCTGACTACACCGTTGTCGGCATTAATTGATGCGGCCATTTACGCGCTCCAGGGCAGAGGGGTGTTCTGTGGGCTGACAGGCGGCGTAATTAAGCTGTCGATCTGGCCCTGCACGCAGGCTTGTGCGCTTGCAATCTGCTCTGGGGAAATCCACCCAATGACCGTGGCTTCGGTAAGCTGGTCGTAGGGGATGAAGTCCGGGCCTTGCTGGCTGGTGAATTGAGTGTTGCCATCGATGTTGGCGGTGTATTCCCCGTCCACGCCTGTGACTTTCCACAGAGCGTTCACGACATAGTTGGGGTCAGGCTCTTGCAGGGTGTACATAGCCGTGATGGTGGTGATGAAAGTAGTCATGCTGATGCTCCATTGAGTTGGGCTTTGAGGCTGTCTATTTCGGCCTTGAGTTCTTTGATAGCGTTGACCATGTACCAAGTCAGATTATCTGCATTGACAGACATGACTCCGGTGGATTCGGTCTTGATGCAATCTGGTAATACTTCGTTGAGTTCTTGAGCAATTACACCAAGCTGAACGCCAGATTTTTGAATAGCGGTGTGTTCTGGCAATTCAGTGATTTCTTCTGCCACACGATATTCAAAGTTGCGAACACGAATTGAAGTGATGGCATCCAAACCAACAGTGTTGTCAACAATGTTCTTTTTCAGGCGGCGGTCAGAGGTGGTTGACCAAGTAGATGAGTTATTGCCTTGATAAACACCGCCGCTATTGGGATTGATAAATCCTGTAGAGCTACCCTTACCTGTAGGACTACTCGTACCAATAACAAGTTCTTGTGTATCTGCTCCTGCGTTCACAGCAGCGCCTTGACCAATTAAGATGTTGTTGTTTCCAGTAGTTAAACTTAAATAACCTGCTCTAGCACCAATAACAACATTGTTCGATCCTGTTGTTGCGCCCTGTGCGGCGTAATCACCAATATAAGTATTGAGTGATCCAGTGGTGTTGCTAGTGCCAGCGTAATAACCAATGCCGATATTGGAGTCACCTGTCGTAGTGGCATATAAAGCTCCAGCACCAATAGCAACCAACCGCCCACCAGTTGTGTGTGAATAACCAGCTTGATAACCAATAGCAGTGTTGTATGAGGATGTGGTGTTGGAAAATAGAGCTTGAGTCCCTACGGCTACGTTATAACTATGTGAATTTGTAGAAGCACCAGCCAAAGCGTTGTATCCAACGGCGGTGTTGTCATGGCCTGTGACGTTATAACGCAAGGCTCGCTGTCCAATAGCTACGTTAAAATACCCAGTTGTTGCTGAAAAATTAGATTGGTAACCTACAGCCAAACTTCCACCCGCACCACCGTTTTGGTTATAACCCGCTTGGTAACCAAATGCATCAACGCCGCCATTATTATCACTATATGCGGCTTGGTAACCCACGGCAGTTTGTTGACCGCCACCCGCAACGGTACTGTATAAAGCATTTGTACCCACCGCAGTGTTTTGAGAGGTTGTGGTGTTAGATACAAGTGCCTCAACGCCAATGGCGACATTGTTACCGCCCGTAGTGTTATTTTGAAGTGCGGATTTTCCAAAAGCAGAATTTATAGCGCCAGTTGTATTGCTTCTTAATGCACCAACTCCAACAGCAGTATTTTGATACCCAGTTGTGTTATATCTAAGCGCAGAATCTGTAAAATTTCCACCACCGCCAACACCCACATTAAGGTATCCAGTGGTATTTAATACAAGGACATTAGTGCCAACGGAAGTATTGTCAGTGCCTGTCGTATTTGCCGCCAAAGCACCAGCACCCACCGCAGTGTTAGCTGCCCCACTCGTATTCGCCGCCAAAGCACTAGCACCCACCGCAGTGTTGGAAGCCACAGCACCTGCGCCACGGCCTACAGTGACGCCATTAACTACAGCGTCACTTACAAGGGTTGCTACTTGAGCCGTGCTAATAGTCAAAGCCGTGGTAGGCGTAGCACCTGTCTGAAGAACAAGTGTGCCCGTGGTGTCTGCCGTGACCTTATAGGCCGTGGTGCTTGTGGTTGAACTTGAAATCGTGCTCATATGATTACGTGCCTTTGCCCAGAAGCAATGGTTAAAACCACACCGCTGTTGATTGTCAGTGGGCCAACTGTAAACCCGTTCTGCCCTGTGGAGATTGTCCCACTTACCGTGGCAGTGTCTGCGTTAAGAAGCACCGCCCCAATACCGCCGCCTATGGCGTTTGCTGAAAATTCCGCAGGGTACGTGACAAACACATCTTTTGTGCCTGCACTAAAGTTGACCAGTGAACCCGCATTGCTGGATGAAATAACTGTGGTTCTGGCAAGCGTTGTGCCAGATGCGGTGTATGTGCCAATCCCCACCTCCCACTCCGATCCGGTCTGCCCAGCAATTGTGTAGTAAGTGGTGTTGGTGTTGCCAATAGCAGAAAATGATTGGAATCCCGTAGACGCTCCAAGAAGCGTCACTGTTCCCGTACCAGTCGTGGTGGTGGTTTCTTTTACCCGATCTGCAAGTACGAAAGCCATTTCTTATCCTTAATCCGTCTCAACCAACGCCCAGTCGGCTGTTTCTGCATTGTTCACCAATGCCCACGACGCTGTTTCTGCATTGTTCACATTTTGCCAGTTGGATGTCTCCGCGTTGTTCACCAGTGTCCATGAAGCTGTTTCTGCATTGTTGACATTTTGCCAGTTTGCGGACTGGCTGTCATCTACCAACTGCCAATAGACAGCAACCACGGTTCCAACTGAGCCAGAAGCAGACACGCCAATAATGGCGGCTGTTCGGCTTGTAGCTACTGTGCCTACTGCCCCCGCCGCAGATACCCCCGTCAGGGCCGCTGACTTTGCAAACTCAACCGTCCCAACTGCCCCGGAAGCGGAAACACCTGTAACGGCAACCAGTTTTGCAAACTCAACCGTCCCGACTGCACCAGAAGCTGAATTACCTGTAAGGGCGATTGTTGTGTCTGGGGCCACTGTCCCCAATAACCCAGAAGCTGATACCCCAGTGAGAGCAAGCGATGTGTCCCCCCTGGAAACCGTCCCAACCGCGCCTGCTGCGGACACCCCAGTGAGGGCTACTGTTTGGACAACCCCTACATTACCTACAAATCCGTTGGCAACGTCCCCATCTTCACCCTCTGAGGTGCTGGGAGCCATTGTCCCAACTGCGCCAAAAGCAGATACGCCTGTGAGAGCAATTGATGTAGCGCCCCTGGAAACTGTGCCAACCGCACCAGAAGCGGAATTGCCTGTCAGAGCAACCGTTGTGCTGGGAGTTACCGTCCCCAACAACCCAGAAGCTGATACGCCCGTCAAAGCAAGGGATGTCTCACCCCTGGAAACTGTCCCGACAGAACCAGTCGCTGAAACTCCCGTAATCGCAACCGTGCGACTAGGTGTAATCGTTCCAACTGACCCTGTAGCTGATACTCCGGTAAGGGCTTTTGTTCTGCTGGGAGTTACCGTCCCCAACAACCCAGAAGCAGCTACGCCAGTGAGGGCGCGTGATGTCGCACCCCTAGTTACTGTCCCAACTGCGCCTGCTGCCGCCACACCCGTCAAAGCAACGGAACGTGATGGCACTACTGTGCCTACGCTACCTGTTGCAACATTGCCATTTTCTGTTGGGCTGTTTGTCTCTGTAACAGACCCAACACTACCTGTGGCTGACACCCCGGTAAGGGCGAGTGATGTAGCACCTCTGGAAACTGTACCAACAGAACCTGTAGCGGATACACCTGTAAGCGCAATTGATCGACTTGGGGTAACCGTACCAACAAAACCAGCAGCAGACACGCCCGTCAAGGCAAGTGATCTTGCCCCAACGGTAACTGTGCCTACCGCCCCGCTCGCGGCTACACCAGTTAAAGCAACCGTTACCGGCGATCCACCAGCAAGAGACGCAAACGGGACTTCGGCAAATGCGGCTATACCAAACATGGCTTACGGCCTGCGCCGCCCCCGCATTAAGTTGTGGCTAAACGCAACAGAGCAGTCGAGGTCGTGTTGGAAGGCATCGTCAAGGTAAAGGTTCCAGCCGTGATTGTCTGTGAACCAAACGTGTGAACGCTGACCGCCTTGTTACTCTGTGTTGAGTTATAGATTAACACCGCATCAAACGCCGTGGTCAAAGTCACCGTGGTGTAAGTGATCGAAGCCGAAGGCGTAACAAAACCCACACCTGCCGTAGTAGATGTGTTGGTTGACGATGGCACTGTTGCGGTTGTCACAGTCACACCGCCAGCGGTATAGTTTGTGCCAGACACCTCGCCAGTAACAGTATATGCCGTGGTAGAAGCATTGACAGTGGCTGATGCCAAGTACAGTGCCGCTTTAAATGTATCCCCAGTTGGAGCCGTCAAACTAGTGCGTGAAACAATAGTCGAAGCGCCAAATTGATGCTGGGCTGACATCAGTTCACCAAGGAACGATGTGCACATTGATTGGGTATTTGCCATGATATTTCCTTATGAAAAAGAAGCAGTTTCAGCGCCAGCAAAAGTTGGCGGTTTCTTCAGAGTCACATGGGCAGAACGGTGAACCAATTCGCCCTCTAGCCAATACTCAACCCAAGAAGTTTGTTCGTTGTCATTATCCACGGTTCCTTCCCGCTTTTCAAGCAGAGAGTCGTCCATGTCGCCTTTGGTTGTGGTTACTAGCATGGTTGTTCCTTAAACAAGTCGAATGAGTGCCGATGTGCTGGTGTTTGCAGGCATCGTCACGGTGAAAGTTGCACTAGATGTTTTGTTAGACCCAAAGTCCAATACGCACACAGCGCCGTTGGCCCCGGCCTTGTAAATCAACGCACCTCTGGCAGTGATAACCCCCGTCCAAGCGGGAGATGAGAAATTGATGAACACGATGCTTCCAGATGAAGTTGTATCTGTGCCAACCGTTGCAGTAACAGGCAACCCAGTTGGCGCGTAATTTCCGCCCGTTGCTTCTCCCGTAGCGGTATATGCTGTGGTGGTCTGGTCAAGTGTGGCCGCGTTGGTGTACAACGCCAAGTAAAAGACATCGGTTGAGAAATCAAACGATCCACTTGCCAGCCCTGACCGAAGAGTGTTGCAACTGTAGTTGCCAGTGAACGCCATTACACAACCCCAGTATTCTGTGGCAGTGCGGGTGTGCGGTACTGCCCACTGCGGTACGCATCGCTACGTTCCAGGCCATCGCCCAGACGCTTGGCCAATGCAAGTGCTTCCATGTACTTTTGGTTGTACCCAGTGATGATGTCAACTTCACCCTTCATAAAGGTGTAGGCTTCCACCAAAGACCCGTACAACAGCACAGTGTCAAAGTTGTCGCCCAGCCATGTCTGGCCAGAAGACGCCACGGTAATGGATTCAGGGTAATAGTAGTAATGCAACTCAACGTAGTATGTCGCATCTGGCGTGGGGCCAAGAATGATCGACAGTTCGTTTGTGATCGCTGAACTGACAATTGTTGGGCCAAACAAGGCGTAGTATTTTGGCTCGCCCGTGTCGTTTGGACTTGGGTATGCCTGACGGATGAAGTTTACATCCTTGTTCAGCAGGTACTCAAACGTGCCAGTATCAAGGTTCCCGCCCGTAACACCTGTCACCAACGCCAAAGAATACGTAGACAAGAAGTCGTTTGGTAAAGATATGTACTTGTTGTTTGCAGTGATCGGGCTGTACTGATTTTTACGCAGGGAAGGAAACTGAACCGAGTTGTATATACGTTGTTCAGCCTGCGTGATGAAAGTATTGATCTGTGTCGTTGCAGACACAGTACCCCCACTCGCAAGGTATACATCCGGGAACTGATTCTCGGTGTACGACTGAATCGTGTTGTACAACTCGGTGTAGTTCATCCCATCGGCCCTCTAGACATCACGCCCTTGGTAGCCGCACCAGTGCCGCGCATCTTAATACCGCTAGTTTTGACATCATCGCGGGCTGGATTACCTGCGCTCACGCGACCACTACCACTTGATGGCGTAACTTGATCTGCGCTCAAAGTGTTTGGATCTACACGCTTTGACATTTTTAAAACGTTGCCAGACATATCGTGGGGCACGGCATAAGTGGCGGCATCGCCAACTTCTTTGCCCATCATTTTTTTGCTAAATTTGCCCATGTTAGCCTCCACGCTGATTCATTGCACGAGACATACCCCGGCCAAACTTCTTACGATCCAAACTGGTAGGGCCACCCTTTTTCATGCCTTTGGCGTGCATACGGCCTTCATGGCCTTTGACGGCCTTTTTGGCTTCAGTGTCGGCAATAGCCTTGACTTGTTTCTTGTCCATCTTCAACTCCTTATGTTGTTGCTACCGTGACTGTACCTAATTGCACGCCTAAAACCAAGTTATTTGGTGTTAAACCAGCATCATTTGCTCGTGAACCACCAATAGGGTACCAACCCCATTGGAATATTCTACTGCCACCCTCTGGCGTTCCCGAGCTATTTGTACCTGACAAGATGTAACTTACATCTGGCCGAGGGTCCCGCACAGCTTGCGGGTCATTTACCGGGTACATACCAATCTGAAGCTGTGGCTGATCCTCTTCCCAGCACTCAGGACAAACCTTAATGGCAACCTGCTTTGTCTTGATGGTCAGTTTTCTAAGCTCTTTGAGCTTGTACCGTTGACCACACCGATCACACTCAGAAATTGCATATTTGCCTGAAGCAAATTTATTAGGCATAGAACATGTTCCTTGGAACGTATCTATCTGCCGATTTATCCCTGTCTTCCTGTGAGGCTAACAGCCATTGTTGTTCGTATTCAACTTTTAACCAATCCATCCGAACCTCTGCGCCAGGAATTTTTTGAGAAAGATAAAAAGCCAACCCTGCCACCAAACAAGGAATAAGACGGAAAGGTATGTCCTGAACATTTACACCACTACCTGCATCTTGCATACGGCGCATACGGTAGTAGACCAATGTGTACTGATCCCCAGGCGCAGACGGTGAAGGGTATAAATTTAAAGACGAAAGGTTATTGCTGTAGATGGCTGCTCCACTGGTATGAGCCGCAGCAGTCGTGTTGTTTTGTCCACGGAAACAGTACTGCAACTCATTGCCAACAATATTTTGGTAGGAAATGGTTTCAGAGTCAATGTTGATAAAACCTGACGTAGTCAATGCATACGGGTTTGCAACCGTGATTGTTGAGTCAGTAGCCGTAATCGTTGCCGCCAAGGTAGCCGTTGTCAGGTTTGTCTGCCCGGTTTGACGATTTACCCAGACCTGAACAGGACGGCCCGAGGCATACTTGTTTGGTATGGTGATGTACGTTGGCTCAGAAATACGCGAAAGATTTAAATCAGACTGATTGGTGCCGGTGCCAGTGCGGGTAACCATGTCCAGCATATCAATCGTGTCATTGGGAATAGCATACTGAATCTGGTTGGTGTTAAGAACAATCTGGCCTTGCTCAATCGTCCACAGGTTGATGCCCCGATTTGCCCACTCAATAGTGAGCATATTCAAGCTACGGCGTGCCGTCCTGAAGTTATACCCCGTGCGCAACTCTTGGCCACAACGCTCAAACGCATCCTCAATGAGGTCGTTTAGGTCAAGGTTGGAGGTTGCGGTTCCCGATGTATTGGCCATTATCTAAACCCTGCTGTTTTCTTTGCAATACTCTTGGGCTGGGCCACAAACTGCTTACCTGCCGCCTTACCTGCCCGTTTGGCTTTGGTGGTGGCCGCGTACTCGGCGGAAGACAAGGACTTGATTGCCGCTTCAGGCAGATACCGCTCCCCCGTTTTTGACGAAGGCTTCCCCGACTTGGTGCGCCATTTCTGGTCACCCCAGTTTTTAAGGGAAGTCTGCGGTGCTTTCAATCTTTGTATCCCCCACCAGCAGCCTTGTACTTCTTAGCCACAAGTTGTGCCTTACGGGCTGACCACTGACCTGCGCCTGTTCCCTGTGTAGCCGCAGCTTTTACCTGAGACACAATCCGTTTACGCATGCCCGGCTTAGTGTAATTCCCAGCCGCATTCACCGTTCCGCCTTCAGCGTACTCAGTGAAGTTAGTGTCATCCCGACGGGCCTTCTTAACGCCCTTGGGCATCTTGGTCGGGTTCAT